AAAAACATTCCAAAGATGACCAGTGATGCTGCTATCAGGATATTAGGGAAAATTTCACTCTCAGCAAAAAAGTACCAAATATAAATCCCTAGTGTTTTCACGGTGTTTCCTCCCCCCCAGCACGACTTTTGTCCCTCTCTGCAGCATCGACTATAGCCGTCAGGTACGCAAATTGATCAAAAGAATAACCGTTATTTCTCAACTCGAGTTCTAAACATGCTATGTCGCTATTAAAAGACCTTAGGGATTCAATGAAATCCTCTAAAATATGCGCTGGAATTTTACCAGAAACAGCCTGAATCGCTTTAGCGTATGAGTTTAAGCTTTTTATCTGTGTAGAT